CGTCTTGAGGCAAACAGCAACCGTTACTACAGAAGAGTACGTGTTGACAACCTAATGTGATCCATCACTAGGTTTTTTGAGAGGGTCTTCGGACCCTCTTTTTTTATGCAAATAAATAATAATATAAAAATTGATTGTTATTTTAATAATGGAAACAAGAACTCCACTACAAAAACAACTGTCAAATAGAAATAATCTTTCCCCAACTGGGTTTAAATTTTCTTTGGCAAAATATCCAAAAATAGATTTTTTTTCAAATACTGCAGTAATTCCAGAAATTAATTTGGGTGTAGCAGTCCAACCAACATATCTTAAAGATATTCCAATTCCTGGAGATAAAATATCTTTTGGTGATTTTTCTCTTACATTTATGGTAAATGAAGATATGGAAAATTACCTTTTAGTTTATAATTGGATAAGAGGATTTGGTTATCCAGAAAGTGCGGAAGAATATCAACAATTATTAAACTCTGACGAGAATTCAAAAGGAAAGCAAACAGCAATATCGGGAATGTCGGATGGTTCTCTTCTAATATACAATAGCAGTTATAATCCAATTGCAAAAGTTGTATTTAAGGATATGTTCCCAACTTCACTTTCGTCATTAGATTTTGATGCAAAAAGCATAGATGTAAATTATCTAAGTGCTCAAGTTAATTTTAAATATACGATATACAATATTGAAAGAATTTAACATTTTTTATTATTATTATGAACATTGAAGAAATACAATCTCTTTGGGAACTGGATTCGAAAATAGATCCAGATAATTTGCATAATGAATCTTTGAAAATTCCATCACTACATTCAAAATATTATAATATCTACAATAATATTCTCCTTTTAAAGAAAATGGAGGAGAATAAATATAAAATTTTAAAAAAAGAAAAATGGTTATATTACTCTGGAAAAGCAGACCCAGATGTATATAAAGATGATCCATTTGATCATAAAGTGTTAAAACCAGATATCGATAAGTACATGGATGCTGATACTGATATTATTAAATCAGTATCAAAAATTGAGTATTATCAAACTATGTTAAATTTTTTAGATAGTATTTTAAAAACAATTTTAAACAGGACTTATCAAATTAAGAATGCAATAGAATACATGAGGTTTACTGCTGGATATGGATGATATTATTATTCAAAAAAAGAACGAAGTTTATTTAAAATTACAGGCAGAACCTCACATATTTCAAGAGTTGTCTGAATATTTTACTTTTGAGGTTCCCGGATCTAAATTCATGCCCCAATATAGAAGCAAATATTGGGATGGAAAAATACGTTTATTTTCTACTCATACTGGAGAAATATATGTAGGTTTGCTCGACAAAATAGTTTCTTGGGCAAAAAAGTTTGATTATTCTGTCAAATTTAAAGATAATAAATTTTATGGAACACCACTAGAAGAGAATGAACTAGTCTCTCATGAGGGAGTTAAGGAATACATGACTCGTATTTCTAAACACAAACCAAGAGATTATCAAATAAATGCAGTTTATGATGCATTAAAATACAACAGAAAACTTTTAATTTCCCCAACTGCATCAGGAAAATCTTTAATGATCTATTCTGTAGTTAGATATTTTACAGAAAAAGATAACAAAATTCTTTTGGTAGTACCAACAACATCTTTAGTTGAACAGATGTATAAAGATTTTGAAGATTATGGTTGGGATGCAGAATATCATTGTCATAAAATATATTCAGGGAGAGAAAAAAATACTAATAAGAACGTAGTTATAACAACTTGGCAATCAATTTATAATTTACCTAGGAGTTTTTTTGCCGACTTTAATGTAATTATTGGTGATGAAGCTCATTTATTTAAATCAAAATCTTTGGTTAATATTATGACTAAGTGTGATAATGCTAAGTATAGATTTGGATTTACGGGAACTTTAGATGGATCACAAACTCATAAATGGGTATTAGAAGGATTATTTGGTCCATCTTATAAAGTAACTCAAACAAAAGAACTTATAGAGAAAGGGCATTTATCAAAATTACAAATAAAAATATTACTCCTAAAACACAATGAGCATCAATTTAATGAATATGAGGATGAAATTCAATATTTAATTACCCACAATAAAAGAAATAATTTTATTAAAAATTTAGCATTAGATCTAAAAGGAAACACTCTAGTTCTTTTCAATAGAGTTGAATCTCATGGTCTTCCATTATACGAACTCATAAATAATTCAGCAAAAGAAAATAGAAAAATATTTTTTGTTCATGGTGGAGTTGATGTTGAACAAAGGGAAAAAGTTAGAGAAATTACTGAAAAAGAAAATAACGCAATTATTGTTGCATCCTACGGAACATTTTCTACAGGGATTAATATTAAAAATTTACATAATGTTATTTTTGCTTCACCTTCAAAGTCTAGAGTCCGTAATCTCCAATCAATTGGGAGAATTTTAAGAAAGGGTGAAAATAAAACAGAAGCAGTTCTTTATGATATATCTGATGACTGTACTTATAAGTCAAGAAAAAATTATACTTTAAACCATTTAATTGAAAGAATAAAAATTTACAACGAAGAAAAATTTAATTATGAAATAATACAAATAAATTTTAAATAATTATGGAAGAAGAATTTTACGCAATTATAAAATTAGTTTCTGGTGAAGAAGTATTTGCTAAGGTTTGCCCATGCGAAGAAAATAATAAAACTATTTTAATATTAGATAATCCAGTCACTATAGAAATAATGCAACTTCAGCAAGTTGGAGTGACAGCATTAAAATTAAATCCATGGATAACTTTTTCAGATGAATCAATGTTTATTATTGATTTTGATAAAATTATTACTATATCTGAAGTTAATGATAAAAATATGTTAAAATTATATAATAAATTTTTAGCAACTAGATCTAAATCAATTAACAAAACAAAGTTATCCAAAAGAATGGGGTACTTATCCACAATAGCAGATGCAAGAATAACCTTAGAAAAAATATATAATCAAGATAACTAAAGTACCATAATAGTTATCAACCCTGACAGAGTTATTTTATTGTAAACATGGGGTATTTGTCAAATCCATCATACTTGTCAGTATTACGTTTTAAGTGATATAATAGATTATTATAAATCTTAAATAGTAAGAAAATTAAAAATTTAATGAATAAAGAAAAGAAAAACCCTCATTACGTTAATAATAAAGAATTTCATGAAGCTTTGGTGCAGCATAAGATAAAAGTTGATAATGCCAAGTCTAAAGGATTGGCACCACCAATGATTTCAAATTATCTTGGAGATTGTTTCTTGAAGATTGCTACTCATCTATCATATCGTCCAAATTTTGTAAACTATATGTTTAGAGAGGATATGATAAGTGATGGGGTAGAAAACTGTGTTCATTATATTAATAATTTCGATGTAGAAAGAACAAATCCGTTTGCTTACTTTACACAGATTGTTTATTATGCTTTTCTCCGTAGAATTCATAAAGAGAAAAAGCAAATGGAGATTAAAGAAAAGATTATTGAACGTAGTGGATATGATGAAGTATTCACTGTTGATGGAGATGGATTCAATTCTTCTGATTACAATACCATTAAAGACAATATCCAAATTAAACTTTATCAATGAAAATTGCTTTAATCACTGACACGCATTATAACTTTAAAAAAGCAAGCAAAGTTTTTCATGAGTATTTTGCAAAATTTTATAATGATATATTTTTTCCTTATCTAGAGGAAAATGATATAAAAACTGTTATTCATCTTGGGGATGCATTTGACAATCGCAAAGGTATTGATTATTGGGCTCTAAAGTGGGCAAAGGAAAATGTTTATGATAAGATAGAGTCTCTTGGAATTGAGTTGTATTCAATCGTTGGGAATCACGATACTTATTTTAAAAATACAAACTTAGTCAATTCAAATGAGACTCTTCTGGGAGAATATCAGAATATAGTAAAAATATCTTCACCAAAAGAATTTACTATTGGTGGAACTAGATTGGCATTCATTCCATGGATATGTAAGGATAATCAGAACGAAGTTTTTGATTTTATAGAAAACACTCAGGCAAAGGTTGCTTTTGGGCACTTTGAATTGAGTGGATTCATTGTTTTTCCTGGACAGTATCAAAAGAATGGATTAGATAAATCAATCCTCCAAAAATTTGATAAAGTATATTCTGGTCATTATCATACTCCAAGTGATGATGGAAAAATATTTTATATTGGAAATCCATATCAAATGTTTTGGAATGATTTAAATGACAAGAGGGGCTTCACTATATTTGATACTGAAACTTTAGAAACGGAATTTATTGAGAATCCTTATACTATTTTTGAAAGAGTGTATTATGAGGATAGTGATTACAAGAAATTGGATACTGAAATATTAAATGGAAAAATCGTAAAGGTAGTTGTTAGGAAAAAAACTGATATTAAAAACTTTGAAAAATTTATTGATAAGATTTCAAATTCTAATATTGTTGAGTTAAAAATTATTGAAAATCTTGATATCTATGATGAAGATGTTGAATATAGTGAAGAAGAATTTGAGGACACCTTAAAGATTCTGAATAAATACATTGAAGAATCCGATTTTGATTTAAATAAAGAAAAGGTCAAAAAAATAATCGGAGAAATTTATTCAGAGGCATTAGAGTTAGAATAATGTATATACTCTCAATCAAAGGAAAAGAAGACGAAGGAGCATATGCAGTCCTCAATGAGGATGGAGAGCAATCGTTGTATTTCTTTGAAGAAGAGGATGATGCCGAGAGGTATGCAGGATTACTGGAAGCAGAAGACTATCCACCAATGTCAGTTGTTGAAGTTGATGATGAATTAGCAACTAAAACATGTGATTTATATGGATATGATTATGTTATAATTAGTTCAAATGAATTTGTGATTCCCCCAAGAGATTATGATTACATTCAAACAAATACGATTTCGTAATTTTTTATCTTCAGGAAATAATTTTACAGAAATAAACTTAGATAAAAGTAATACGAACTTAATAATTGGAACAAATGGTAGTGGAAAATCTACTGTTTTGGATGCTTTGTGCTTTGTATTGTTTAATAAGGCATTTCGAAAAATTAATAAATCCCAACTAGTAAATTCTGTTAACGAGAAAGATTGTCTTGTTGAAATAGATTTTTCTGTGGGAAGTCGTGAGTATAAGATTAGCAGAGGCATTAAACCAAATATATTTGAAATTTGGGTTGATGGGGAAGTTCAAAATCAATCTGCAGCAGCAGTAGACCAACAAAAATACCTAGAAGAAAATATTTTAAAATTAAATTATAAATCTTTTACCCAAATCGTTATACTCGGAAGTGCATCTTTTGTTCCATTCATGCAACTATCTTCTTCAAATAGAAGAGATATTGTAGAAGACTTGTTGGATATAAAAATATTTTCCTCGATGAATTCTGTCGTCAAAGACAAGATGAAGAGACTCAATGAGAAATTTAAAGAAGAGTCTATCAAAGAAACTATGACGGAAGAAAAAATTGATATGCAAAAGGAGTTTATTGAAAATATAGAAAAGAATGGTGAAAAGAATATAAAACTAAAGAACGAAAAAATTAAACAACTTCAAGATGATATTGATTTATTAATTGAAGATACTGATAAAAAGAATTCAGCATCTGCTGAATTGCAAAAGCAAAGTGAGGAACTTGGAGACCCAACAAAAAAACTCAAACAACTTTCTTCTTTGAAGGGTAAACTCTCCCAGAAAGCATCTACAATTAAAGAGCAGCATCAATTTTTTGATGGCAATACGGTATGCCCTACTTGCACCCAAACCATTGATGAAGAATTTAGGTTAAATAAACTTAGTGAGTTTCAGGATAAAGTAAAAGAAATTGAAGTTGGTTATAAAGAAATAAGGACTCTCATCGAAAAGGAGGAAATTAGAGAATCCGAATTTGCAAAAATCGCAAAGCAAATTAACACAATAAACAATGAAATTTCTAGCAACAACATTAAAATCTCTCAATTTAATAGACAATCAAAAGAACTTGAATGTGAAATTCAAGAGATTGTCGATGGAATTAAAAACACAAATACTGAAAGGAAAAAGTTAAAAAAACTTCAAGATGAGTTAAAAGCAATTGGTGATTCAAAATCCAAGTATAAAGAAGATGTTTCTTATTTTAATTTTGTTAGTTCTTTACTAAAAGATGGGGGAATAAAGGCAAAAATCATTAAAAAATATCTTCCCCTGATGAATATGCAAATTAATAAGTATTTGCAGATGATGGATTTTTATATTAACTTTAATTTTGATGAGGAGTTTAATGAGAAAATAAAATCACCAATACATGAAGATTTTTCATATGAATCTTT